ATACCGTTTTTATTATTAGGAATAACCATAACAGTATCTCCATCAAAGTCTGCTCCTGACAATTTGCTTGCAACAGAAGAGTCAATACCAACGGCATCTTTAGCACCCTTCATAAATTTAGCAGGACCATTACCAAGCTTGTTGTTTACAGTAAGTTCTGGTAGTTCAAATATTCCTCCGTGAGGATAACGAACAAGAACAACCTTCTCACCATTCTTAAAGTTCGGTGCATAGATTTCATTAGCTTTGATACCTGATAAAGGTAACAGAACTTGACCGCGCATTCGATCAAAACCTGTTAGTTTCAAATTATGACGTTTGGTAGTTAAACCATTTGCAAAATCTGCCATCATAATTCTACGGACTACAGGGTTATTTAAATTGGATATTTCATCAAACTCTTTTTGGAGTTTCTCATATGTCTTTTGAATACGACCTTTAACCAATATAGGCGGTTGCTTAGAAACAAACTGAGAAGATAATGTTTTAGACCAAGTTCCCCAGTCACCTTCTTCATTAACTTTATTGATAGCACCTTTTTGTCCATTAGGTTTAATTTGTGCGCCGAATGGATTATCAGGGTCATCTTTAAGTTTCTTAAGAACCTCTTCTTTTGGTGTTCCTTGCTTCTTGTTGGTGTTGAATATAACATCTACGCCTTTAGGAAAATCTTTTGGATCTCCGTAAACAGCCATACCTTTAAGATAATGCGTTCCACCAACACCAATACGAACTTGAGCATATTTAGAATTTCCTAGGTCAAGATCTTTAACGCCAGGACGTAATTCCATGACACCATCTTTGTCTGTTCCTCCTTGTTCATAATATCGAATACCAACACGTTTCCAATCAAGATGCTCGATTGGTTTCAATCCTAATTTAGTTGTTCCGTCTTCAGTCTTATATAAATTAGGAGGTTTGATTTCGTGCTTGTGTTCTCTGACAATATCCGGATTAGACTCTTTTGTTAAAACTTTCATTTCAACCCAATGGTCGTCGTTTGTGGCATTTTTCACATACACTTTATGCATGTGGTAGCCATCAGCTTCAAGTTGTTGTACTGCACGTTTAAGCATATTTTCGTTTATACCTAATTGTTGCGCAGCTCCAAGACCAACGTCAAGATATGGATTTTCTTTAATTAAATCTTTCAAGTCAGATTTAACTTGCTCCATACGATTAACTTTTTGTTTAACCGAAGCATCCATATTCATACGAACCGTCGACTCGGGGATACCGGTTTGCCTAGAAATTTCAATCGAACCTAGACCTTTGTCGGCTAGTTCTTGAATTCTAGAAATATTAAGAAATCGTATTTCTCGCACGAAATTCGGTTGTGGTAATACCAAGTTTAGCAGCGATTTGAGTATCAGTCAAACCATTTTTACGATATTTCACAACTGTGTCCGACCAAGATGTTGCTCGCTGATATGAATTTTCACCAGAACCCCAAGCATAGCGTCCACTGTGAGGAACATTACCTTGATGTGGGGTACCTGTATGCATTAAATAATAATCTTCCAGATCCATGCTATGCCTTTCTATTCGGGTTTTCTTTCAAGAATTGCGGAGAATTCTTTGATTGTGTTATAGACATCATATACATCTTCCGCTTCAGGAATATATGTGTCTATTTTGTTGCCTTGATATATGCGTAATTCAAAATCTGTTCGTTCTGGTTTCACACCATACTCTAAACAGAAATAAGCAGCATACACAAGTAGTTGTTCCATTTTTGGTTTTGTTTTGCCAGTCTTCAGATCATGAATCCTAAGAAAACCACGAGGATTATCTTTTGTTGGTGGATCATAACGAATAGCATCGGCAGTACCAAAAGCATAAGGACTATAGAATAACAAAACTTCACTATCCATACGATATCCAATAGCATCGTTTAATAAGCTAGCAAACTCATGAAGTTCCGTACCTCTTTGTTTGGCTTTCTCATTTTCAAAGCGTTCTACAAGTTTTTCCGGATCATAATTAAGCCAATGGCATTGACTAGCACTAAGGAAACTATGATGTCCCTCGTACTCTGGATGTTTGTTCCATTTCATCCAATATAGCCTCCTTATTTTCGGGATATATGGTTCTAGCCCAACCGCCTGTTGAATTATACTTGGCTAAGTAATATTCTTGATTAGGACGATATGGAGCTGTTCCACTGCGTTTAACTTCTAAATGATAGGAATATGGTCCGATGTCTACGGATAGATCAGGTATTCCTTGAATATAACCAGAGTCATTCTTTTTGACAATGGCCGTTGGAAAACGCTTTTTAATATCCTGAATTAAGACTCTTTGAAAGTCTCGTTCCAATTTGGACATGTTTTTGTTACCCAATTCCTTTCATTAAATTTTTTCTTAGATTTTATAGACCTAGATATTGCGTCATCAATTGAAGCCGGGCTTTTGAAATATACGTAGTAAAGATTTTCAAAGGAGGTATTCACGCGATTGATTCGACCTTCAGATTGGTCCATTACTCGGTAGGAATAGTTTAGGGAAAAGAATAGAATGCTATCTGTAGTTACGCAATTCCACGCCTCGGCTCCCGCGGTGTACTGCACTAAATATATCCACGAGTCACTGTTTGGTATAGTTTCGTGCTTACTGCCGTTGTATTGATAATACGCTCTATTTAATTCTCGACAAATATCTTTCAAGATGTCGAGCTCATAGATATAGTTATAAAACACGATTACTTTATCGCGAGTTGCTATTTCATTCTTGACTGCTTCTTTACGACGGTCAGATGAATTAACAATTCGTCTTAAGACTTGAGTAAATTCGGAGGCGTTAGTTATAGGGGCTTCCGTATATGGATTAAACCTAGACTTGACGACCATAGAATATAAGTCTTTATCAAAAGATGTATTAATCGTGAGTCGGTTAACTTTAGTTTTTCTAAAGTCTTCCATGGCCACTACCAAACTTCTTCGGAGTCTATCTAAGCGGTCTACTCCATGATATCGTTTGATCTGTGGGAATTTTGAATATGGATTGTATTCAACATGCATATCAACAAACTGAGATTTATTCTTGTAAAATCCGTTTGCAATAAATAAACACATCCAATCTATCCATACATCACCAGGCGTTGCTGTCAGCATTATCCATTTATTCTTTCGGGCAATCTTAATAAAAGACATACCCCACGAACCATAACCGATTGCTCGTTGTTCGTCGAATAAAAAGAATGCGTTTTCAACATCAGTGTATTTGGTAATATTATTCCAAGAATCAACTGTCCCAGTTATACCTAGAGCTTCCATATCTCTATGCCACTCTTTATCGTTTCGCTTTTTAGCTACGGTGATGATATACAATGGTAAGTCTTTGTGATTCTTCAAATAATAAAACAGGCCGGTAAAGGATTTACCAGAACCGACCTTCCCTAACAATACGGATCCATTATGCAATCTATCAACTGCCTGACGTTGATAGTCGTATAATTCAATTTTATTAGAAGCCATATTTACGACGAAGTGGATTGTCCACTACACGAATATAAGCATTCTTAAGGTTGAGACGAGCGTACTGTCCGTCTGGACTTGGGTCTCGTCGAGCAATAGTCATATCACAAATTGAAATTTCAAGATCATCAATAAGCGATAGTTGACTTTCTTCTGTCAGATACATACGGTCACGAGGATCGATATCTTCGTCAATAGGAGTGTTACCATTGTCGTAAATGATTGCGATGTTTGGTAACCCGAATTGTGTGTATACACGTACCTTGAAGAAATAAGACGGTCCAAACATGTCTGGATTTTCTTCCATCTTAGCTGCTAGATCATCGGAAACATCTTTAGGTTCATATTTCTTAACGTTTACCCCGTAAGATAAGAGCAAGTCAACATCTTCTGGGTTTACCTTAACGTTAAAATAACGATCCCCTGAGCGGTTGTATTTTTCTTGACGCCCTGTGAAGTTACGAGCGAAGAGAAAATCTACTTCTTCCAGAATAATCTGGGAATCTGAAATTTGTGAAATCTTTGTCATTGTATGTCCTTTCTATTCTGACGTTAGTCTGACATTGTTACAAAAAAAAAAGAGGCGAACAAATCAGCAGAATTTTGTTCTTCCTCTCTATTATGTGCCATGTAAATCCTGCGAAGCCTATAATCAACCTGCGGGAAAATTCAATCACGCGTTCTCAGGAGTTTTGATTTTGAGAGTTCCATGATTGATAGAAATAGTATGAGTGTTTGGATACTTGTCTTGAAGTTCGAGAGCGTCGACATAGTCCTTAGGCATGTCATCAACAATATCTTTGATATCGCCAACTTTCATGATTTTCTTAAGACCGTCAATAGCAATCTTGTCGTAGAAGCTGAAATCTACATCTTCAATATCAAATTTGTCTGTTTGTTTAAATAAGTATCCTTTCGTTCCAGTAATGGACTTGAAGTTTTCATTGTCTTCTGTCCACATACATTCTGCTCCAGTCTTAGAAGCATAAATAGATCCAACCTTACCAACGAATTCGTCACCTAAGTAAATATGACCTTTCGATTGCTTGGTGATGAAGAAATCTTTATCGACCAATTCTTCTTTGGTCCATACTCGTTTTAGCAAATATGTGTTAGCATACTCTGCTCCAGTTGGAGACCATTTGTCATCTTCAAGTTGAGCAATATACACAGCGTTATTAATTAGAGCCATACGTTTGTAAGTATGCTCATGTTCAAATCGATATCTATATTTCTCTTGTGCTCCAAAGTCTTCAACAAATTTGATAATCTTCTCATCAGCATTTGGAATCTTAACAGAGTCGGTCTTGATATGACATACTTGATATCCTTGCTCTTCGATAGCAAATTTCAAATCAACCATAAATAAAGCTCCACGTTTTGCAACGATATTGTCAATATTGTCTGGGTGTTTGAACTTGTTATCAAATTTAGCAGAGGTCATTCCATATACAGAATTGATTACAATCTTCAATGCGGTTACCAAAGGTTTGAGAAATTCTGGATTATCCAAGAACGGAGCTAAGACTCCATCAAACATTTGTTTAACTTCATCGATCTTATTATGTTTCAACAACACACGAACTTTAAGTAAGTCAGCATATCGTTGAGTATACGGACCGAAGTAGTTCATATTTACAAGCGAGTTAGGGTGCATTGATTCAACGTCGAGCAAAGCAATGTTTTTATACACGCCAGGTTCGGCATATACAAATCCACCTTCACCAGTTTCGAAACCGCGGTAATATGACTTACCGAACTCGTACTTGTACCCTGGGAATATAGTTGCAAGGTTGACATAATTAAATTTGTCTTGTGGACGTGGGTCATCACCAAAGATAAATTTGGCAGTGAGTTGATTGTTTGTCGCATTCATCGAACCTTTGGCAATTGTAGCCAAGATTTCACGCGCAACGTAATCGGCATAAATAGCGTCGAACAATTTCTCAGTTGCATCAACGTCGTTCACACAG